AAATGCGTAAGTAGAAAGGAGTGGTTGTAGTGACAATTAAAGAACAGAAATTTTGTGATGAACTTTTATCAGATACTGAATTTAATAAAACATTGGCTTATAAGAAAGCTTATCCAAGTGTTAAGAATGATAATGTTGCTGCAGCAGCCGCTTCAAGACTTATGAATAAGCCGGAGATTAAAGAGTACATAGATAAGCAACTATCTAAATTACATAATGAAAGAACAGCAGATGCTCAGGAAGTGCTTGAATATTTAACGTCAGTGCTTAGAGGGGAAAGTTCTTCAAGTGAGTTAGTAGTTGAGGGAATAGGAGATGGATGCAGTGAAGCAAGAACAATTGAAAAGCCACCATCAGAGAAAGAGAGATTAAAAGCAGCCGAACTTCTTGGCAAGAGATATGGTTTATATACAGACAAAGTAGATGTAAACAATGAAGCAGAAGAAAAGAAAGCCAAGAAATTAGACAATATAGCAAGCATATTAGAACAGATAAAGCCTGTAAGAGAGGGTGATTAATATTGTTACAGTTATCACCTAAGTTTAAAGAGTTTATTTTAACAGAAACCAAGAGAGATTTTCTTGAAGGAACTACTGCAGCAGGGAAGACTACAGTAGGTATATTTAAGTTTATGCTTATGGTGGCAAAGAGTGATATTAAGTATCATGTTATTGCCGGAGCAGACCTTGGTACAGTTGAAAAGAATGTAATCAATAATGAAAGAGGCCTTTTGGATCAGTTTGATGGTTTAGCTGAATATTATCCTAAAGGTCAAGGCAGAATTGGTTTATCACACATTAAGTATCAGACACCAAATGGTGAAAAGATAATATATGTCTGTGGTTATGATAATAAAGCACGTTGGAAAAAGGTATTAGGTTCACAGCAAGGTTGTGTGTACATTGATGAAGTTAATACTGCTGATATGGAGTTTTTAAGAGAAATCTCACATAGATGCAAGTATATGATGACTACGTCAAATCCTGATAGTCCGGACTTGCTTGTATATAAAGAGTTTATCAACCACAGTAGACCTTTGAAGAAATATGTCAAAGATTATCCGGAGGAACTGCTGGCAGAACTAAATGAGCCTGAAAAAGTTGGTTGGGTTCATTGGTATTTTACTTTTTATGATAATGCCAGTTTAACAGAGCAGGATATTCAGGACAAAATAGATGCGGTTCCTGTGGGAACTAAGATGTACAAAAACAAGATATTAGGTCTTAGAGGAAAGGCAACAGGTCTTGTATTTAGTATATTTGATAGAAAACATCATCTAATTACAGTTTCTGATGCAAAAGTATTTGTTAGAAACAGGGCTGATAAGAAACAGACCGAATGGTTTGAAATATATACAAGTGGATTAGATACTGCTTACTCAACAAAAAGCCCTGATACCATTTCAATGAGTTTTGCAGGAATTACCAACAAAGGAAGATACATTCTTTTAGATGAAAGAGTTTACAACAATGCTGAAATAGGCACTCCTGTAGCTCCATCTGATACTGCAAATAACTATTATGATTTCTTAGAAAGAAACAGAAAAGAATGGGGGATTGCAAAGCACGTATTTGTTGATTCAGCAGATGCGGCAACTATTACAGAGTTAAACAAATTTAAGAGAGAACATGCGCAGTGCTTATATGTATTTAATCCTGCATATAAAGCTGTGAAAATTATAGACAGAATTATATTACAGCTTGGTTGGATGAACTTTAAAGATGATAAAGACATTCAGCCAAGTTTTTATATTGTAGAGACTTGTAGGGAATACATAAAAGAGTTAGAGAAGTATTCTTGGTTAGAAGAAAAGGACCAGGAACCGGAAGATGGAAATGATCATATGGTCAATTCTGTTCAGTACAGCTGGATTCCATACAGAAAGAAAATAGGAGTTAAAAAAGAATGAGGTTAATGGATAAAATGAGAGATGGAATAAGACATTTTTTGAAAATACAAGATGCTCCAAAACAGACCTTTAGTATTAGAGAATTATTAGATCATGATGGAAACTGTGTAAAGAATATCATTTGGTATCGTGGTGAAAGTTATGAATTAACACAGTTTTATCAGAATATTCCCGGTGGTGATGATGGTGTGAAGTTTTGGGCTGCAAAGTCAACTGTTGGTAGAGAAATAAGAAAAATTCATACAGGTTTACCTGGAATAATTGTTGATAGACTTACAGACATAGTTATCAATGATTTTAGCCAGATTTCTTTTAATAAGGAATCAGATAAAAGAGAATGGAATGATATTTCCAAGGATAACAATTTCAAAGAAATATTGAAAGATGCAGTAACTAAAATGCTTATTCTTGGTGATGGTGCTTTTAAATTATCTTTAGATGAAAGTATAAGCATGTATCCTATTATTGAGTTTTATGGAGCAGATAAGGTTGATTATGTGTATAACAGGGGAAGAATACAGGAAGTTGTATTTATAACAGAATATACACATAACGAAACAGTGTATGTGTTAAAGGAACATTATGGATATGGTTACATCAGATACAAACTTTACAGAGAAACAGACAATATCGAAGTGCCACTAAATACTATCCCGATTTTAAGTAATTTAGTAGACATGGGATTTGATAAATCCCTGATAATGGCACATCCGATTAAGTATGGTAAAAGTCCAAAATGGGAATGTAGAGGACAGTCAATATTTGATAAAAAGACAGATGATTTTGATGCGCTTGATGAAGCATGGAGTCAATGGATGGATGCATTAAGAAAAGGCAGAAGCAAGGAGTGGATTCCTGAATCATTACTTCCAAGAAATCCTGATACTGGAGCAATAATTAAGTCCAACGCATTTGATAATTCTTACATAATAAAGGGTGATGATATGTCAGAGAACTCTCAAAATAAAATTGAAGTTACTCAGCCTGCCATTCCACACGATTCATACCTTGCAACATATATTACAGCTTTGGATTTATGTTTGCAGGGGCTTATCAGTCCAAGCACATTAGGAATTGATGTAAAGAAGTTGGATAATGCAGATGCACAGCGAGAAAAAGAGAAAACAACTCTTTATACAAGAGGAAATATAGTTGATATATTGCAGGACCAAATACCTTTATTTATTCAAAAGGTGTTTGATGTTGTTAGTATCAGTCAGAACAATATGCCAACAGAGATTAAATGTACAATAGATTTCAGCGAATATGCTAATCCATCATTTGAAAGTCAGGTTGAAACAGTTGGAAAAGCAAAAACACAAGGAATTATGAGTGTTGAAGCTTCTGTTGATGAATTGTATGGAGATACAAAGGACGAAGAATGGAAAAAGGAAGAAGTAGCAAGATTAAAAGCAGAGCAGGGAATCACAGATGAGGAAGAACCGGCTTTGAAGTTGGAAGGAGAAATGATTAATGAAGGTAATAGTGGGGAAGAAAGTTTATCAGATGTCGAAGAACAAGGCAATGAACCTACTTAGATTAGCAAGCGAGCAGGTACCAAGAGGTATATATGCTTTGGAAAAAGACAAAGTGATTGAAATGCGTAATGACAAATGTAGTTCAGTTACACAAGTAAAGAAGTTGAAAAGACAGTTTAAAAAGGCTGGATTTAGAGTATATGCTAATGGAGTTGATTAGAAATGCCAAAAGATTATGATGTAGAGGAAGCTTTTAGAGCAATAGAAAATGAACTACTTAATTCTATGATGAAAAACTTATCTCATCATAGAGCAGAAGAAACAAAGGAAGGCTATAATTGGACTTCCTGGCAAGCAGAACAATTAAAGGCTTTAAATATCTATAAACAGAAAAATAGCAAGAAATTCAATAAGCAGTTTAGAGATATAAATGATAAGATTAACAAATCCATATTGTTGCATAGAAAAACCGGAGCAACAGATCAGGAAAAAGAAATCTTGGAAGCCATTAAAAAAGGAGCGAAATTAACACATAAAGCAGAGAGCACCATTGAAGGTGCTTTTTTTCGTATTAATGACAGAAAACTTGATGCATTACTTAATGAAGTAAATGGTAGTATGCGACGTGCTGAAACTGCAATGCTAAGAATGGCAAATGACCAATATAGAAAAGCAATATTCAATGCACAGGTATATTTTAATACAGGTGCCGGTACTTATGAGAAAGCAGTTGATATGGCTACAAAAGATTACTTAGGAAGAGGCATTAATTGTATACAGTATAAAAATGGTGCCAGAGTTAATATAGCTTCATATGCTGCAATGGCTTTAAGAACAGCAAACACTAGAGCATATTTACAGGGAGAAGGTGCAAAACGTCAGGAATGGGGCATATCAACAGTTGTAGTTCATAAAAGAGGATTGCCTTGCCCTAAATGTGCTAACTGGACTGGAAAAATATTAATTGATGATGTTTGGAGTGGTGGAAAAGCTAGTGATGGTCCTTATCCATTAATGTCACAGGCTATATCCGGAGGTTTATATCACCCTAATTGTAAGGATGGTCATAGTACATATTATCCTGGTATTTCTGACAAGCCTGAAAAGGTAACAAAGAAAGAAATGAAGCAGGCTGAAATTGCAGAAAAACAAGAGAATAGGGACAACTTAATACAGAGAAACATAGATAAGTTTGATAGATTGTCTAATTACTCTTTAGATGAAGAAAATCAGAAGAAGTATAGCTTAAAAAAGGAGCAATGGGAGAAAGAAGCAACAGAATTAAAGAATAATGAAGAATATCAATCGTTAATTAAGAAGCGAAGGGATGAATATAAAAGAAAACATAGCGTGTCATTTGATAGAGACGCTTTGAAAAAAGAGATAAATGAAAATATTGAAACAAGAAATCTTTTGAAGAAAAAATTAAAAGAATTAGGTGATAAGGAAAAAGAACTTACTCAGAAAGTATATTTCGATATGACAGGAACGCAAGCTGACATTGACGATTTAAAAGCTTTGAACATCAATAAGAAAAAATATCAAAATCAGTTGGAAGAACTTAAGGGTAGCATCTTTGAAAAGACAAAAGTCTATAAGACAGAAACTGAAAAGAGAATATTAAATAATAATATTGTAGAAGAGATAAAGTTACCAAATAAGATTACACCTGATACAGCAGATCAGTTAGAACAAACACTTACAGAATTAAAAGAAAACTATGGTATTATGCCTAAAGGTGTTGTGTATGATCCTTTAAAAGTTTCAGATGGAACAGCTACATATAATTGGCTTGATGATAAAATTTATATTTCGAATAAACTTACAGATATTGATAAGTATTCAGAAGTAATAAACAAGTCAGAATCATCACTGAAAGAATATCAGAAACATCACAAGATAAAGGAAACTGCAAAAGAAACAATTGCAGAAGCAGAAAAAGTATTGGCTGATTCAAGCATAAAGGGATATGAAAGAGAGAAAGCAATATTATCTAAAGCGGAAGCAGAAATAAAGTTAAATACAAACAGACAAGCTGTAAGAGAAAATATTTCGGATGTGGTTACACATGAATATGGTCATTTTGTACATAGACATGCAGAAGTTGATTTTACTCAAAAAAAGAACGTATTTGGAGCCAAAGAACTTGGTGGAAAATATATAAATGGAGATTGGCATTACGATATTAACACCAAATATTCTAGGGAGGCAAAAATAGAAGCTTCTAAGATAAGCAAATATGCTACTGAAAGTCCTTATGAAACATTTGCAGAGGGATTTTTAGCTATGGATAAAGGCGAACAAATACCTGAAAGTATAGAAAAAGTAATTAATGAAGCTAAAGAAAAAGCGGGAGTTAAAGAGATTGCAAAAGAAAATGTTTCTGATATAATGAATGTAAGTAAAGAAGAAAAATTAGCACAATATATTGGAAAGCCAATAGTTAAGACAGATAATCAGAGCGTTAGGGAGTGGTATTATGCTAATGCAGGAAATATTCCTAATGTTATAGATAAAACTCAACCGTTAGAAGAACAAGTTAAGCAAGCCTTTGAGCTTAGAAATCAATATAAGCATGAGGCAAGAATTGCAATGTCTGATAGAGAAACAGCAGAAATGTTAGAAAAGAAACGTCCTGCAAAGACTTTTGAAGAATTAGTTGCTGATAAAATGAAAAGAAAAGAAATGTCACGTGAAGAGGCATTAAAAGACATTTTAGAAACAGCTTCAAAAACAAATGCTGATGTGAATAAAGAATTTGGATTGTGAGGTGAAGGTTATGTATGATTATAATATATGTACAAATAATAGCCCTGTAAGATTTAAGGAGACATGTCGTCTAATAGAAAAGGAATTTCCTAATGCTGAAAAGAAGAAGCTTCTTATAGATGTAGATGGCTCAACAATCCAAACTTATACACAAGAAGGAAAAGATATAGATGTATTTGATGATTATGATGTTGGAGCGGTTTTTATAAAATCAGAGATAAAATTAAATAATATTTTTAAATAGATACCATCTAGTTTGCGAGACTAGGTGGTATTTTTATGCAACAAAATAAGAAAGGAATAGGAGGTAACAAATGTTAATAGCCAAGATTGATTTCTATGATAAGGAAAACAACCTTACTTTGGTAAAAGCAGGGGATGAGGTTAAGGCAAAAACAAAAGAGCGTAAAGAGTATTTATTAAAACTAGGCGCAGTAGTTGAAAAAGACGAACCAAAGGCATCTACAAATAAGTAGGTGCTTTTTATATGCCCAAAACGTGATGGCTTAAAACTCTCGGAATATGCTGACGAGCTAAAACGGAAAGGAATATATGTAATGATGTTGAGATCAAGAGAAACAGGAAAAATGCCTATGAACATTCAGTTTTTTGCAGAAGGTTCAGGAGAAGGCGGAGAGGGTAACGGCAACCAGAATAATAATGCCGGAAATGGTAACAGTAACCCAAATACTGGAAACAATAATCAGGGTGCAACATATACTCAGGAACAGCTTGACGGAATTGTTAATAGCAGAACAGCAAGAGCTGAGCAGTCGGCTTTAAGGTCGTTCTTTCAGCAGCAGGGAATGTCTGAAAATGAAGTAACACAGGCAATTAACAGTTACAAGGAACAGAGAGCAAAGAATAAACCTGACGTAGCAGGAATGCAGACACAGCTTGCACAGGAGCAGAGCAGAAATTTACAGCTCACAATTGAAAATTCTGCAACATTACAGGCAGTTGAACTTGGCATTGATTCAAAGTCGATTCCATATGTAATCAAAATGGCTGATTTTAAGGAAGTGGCAGGAGAAGATGGGACAGTTGATGCTGAAAAGGTAAAAGCAGCAATTAACAAAGTTTTAGAAGATGTTCCTGCACTTAAACCAGCAAACAGTGGAGAAACTAATAATCAGGGATTTAAACCTATTGGTGCTCCAAACAACAATCAAAATCAAAACCAGGATGACTTATTAAGAGGCATCTTTGGAATAAAGAAAAAATAGGAGGTAGAAATACATGGCAGTATTACAGTATGCTGAAATTTTCAGAAACATTTTAACAGAATTATATGGTCAGGCACAGATTTCTGTAGACCTGTATAATTCAAATTCAGACATTCAGATTGTGAATGGAAAAACTTTAAAAATTCCTAAATTATCTGTAAGTGGTTATAAGGACCATTCAAGAAACAATTTAGGATTTAATGCAGGCACATATTCAAATGATTATGAAGTAAAGACTTTAGATCATGATAGAGATATTGAGTTTGCTATTGATCCAATGGACATTGATGAAACTAACATGGTAGTTGCAGTTGCTAATATTCAGAAAAGATTTGAGACAACTCAGGCTATTCCTGAAGCTGACTGCTACACATTTAGTAAGCTTTACACAGAAGCTAAGAGAGTAGGAGCAAAAGTTAAAACAGAAGCTTTAACTACAGCTAATGTTCTTTCAGATTTTGACGATAATCTTGAAGCAATGACAGAAGCAGGTGTTCCACTTGACAGAGTAATTCTTTATTGCACACCAGCTTACTATAAGCTACTTAAGAATGCAGATGGTGTTCAGAGAACACTTGAAGTAAGTGGAGCAAAAGGAATTGACAGAAGAGTACACTCTATTGATGATATTGGAATGATTAAGCAGGTTCCATCAGCAAGATTTAAGAGTGCTTATAACTTTACAAATGGTTGCGTAGCAGATGGTTCTGCTGTTCAGATGGACTATATTTTAATCGATCCTGAATGTCAGGTATCTAGAAATAAGTATAGCTATATTTCGGTATTTACACCGGGAACAGATTCAAGAACTGCTGACAACTATGTTTACCAGAACAGAAAGTTCAATGGTACATTCGCCATTGATGAACTTTTAAAAGATGGTTGTATTATTCACACAGCAGCAGCTTAGAAAGGAGAATAGGAATGACAGCTAGAAAAGACAATAAAGTTTATACAGTTTCTGAAATTGAAATGGAATCATACCTTTCAATGGGATATGACATTTTTGATGAAGAAGGAAAACTTTTAAAGCGTTCACCTAAAGCTACAGTTCCATACTCTGAATATGAGCAGGTAGTTAAGGAAAGAGACGAATTAAAGTCTCAGCTTGAAAAAGTTAAAGGCGATAAATACTCTTCAATGGAAATTGAGGATTTAAAAGCCTATGCTACAGAGCACAACATTGATTTAGGTAATGCCACATCAAAAGATGGAATTATCAAGAAAATCAAAAGTGCTGAATAGGGGGTGAGCCTATGGCTTATACCCCTTATGCTAACATAAATGACTATTTGGAATTGTCTGATTTAAAAAGCATTCCACAAGAGGATGTGCTTAATAAATTAAGACAGGCAAGCAGACACATTGATTCACTGACTTATAACAGAATTAGAAAATATGGATTTGATAACCTGACAGAGTTTCAAAAAGAAATTATCTGCGAGGTTGTATGTAGACAGGCAGACTTTGAGTACGAAAATCAAGATTTAATTTCATCTGTACTTTCAAGTTATTCTATAAATGGAGTATCAATGAGTATTGGTAGTACATGGAATATTCACATTGAAAGAGGAGTTGCAATTCAAAGAGATTTGTACTCACTTTTAGAGCAAACAGGTTTATGTTGCAGATTGGTAGGTGTATAGCATGAAATATCCTAAATTAGTTCCAGACAGAATATGTCAAACAGATATTACAGTGGTAATTTATGGTGAAGGTGTATCAGAAACCGGTTCTCCAATTATCGTTAGTAATGAAGAATTAAAGTGTAATTATCAGGATAATGCGTACACCAAACTAACTGCTGAACAAAAGATTGTAACTCTATCAGGTAAAGCTTATTTTAATGGTGATATATGTCCTAGACAGGCGATTATAAGTGGTGGATATGTTGAAGTTCATGGAGTTAAAAGAACAATTTATAAAGGAACAAAGTCACGAAATCCTGATGGGACAGTTAATTTTACAGTATTGGAGTTGAATTAGATGTTAAATGCAAAATCAGTAATTAAATTGAATAAAGGTGTAATTAACAAGCTGAATAAGGCTGCAATCGTATCGTTAGAACAAACTGCAGATGCAATACAGTCAGATATTAAACAGGCAGGAATAATGCCTTTTGATAAAGGTACACTTCAAAATACTGCTACGTTTGTAGATTATGATGGAAGTAGCAAAGGTGAAGTTCAAATCGTATCATCTACCCCGTATGCGAGAAGATTATATTACCATCCGGAATATAATTTTAATACTGCAGAAAATGCTAATGCAGGTGGAAAATGGTTTGAGGACTATCTTCCAAAAGGCAAAAAGCAAAATTTTGCAGTTGAAACATTCAAAGAACTGTATAGAAGAAACGGAGGTCTATAATGTTATTTTTAAATGATGTTAAGGATTGGCTTAAACAATTTAATCTTGCTGAACATTATTATATGGGAAAGCTGGATAATAAGTTGGATAAGTCCATAGGTGTTTATCAGTTAAACGCTAATAGAACACCTAGAAAATGTATAGGCGGTTTGGAGAGCTACGATATAAAGCCTATTTCAATACTGCTTCATTGGAATAATGATGCAAACGATACAGAACGTCAGGCATATGACCTTTATAGAAAAATAAGTGAATCAAGAGATGTGGTTATTAACAATATAGAAATACCCTACATAGAAATGTTATCATCAGAGCCTATTGATGTTGGTACTGATGATAAGGGAATATATGAAAGGGTAATTGAATTGAATATTTATTACAAAATATAGGAAGGAGCAGTAAAATGGCAAAGAAACCAGGTGTTTATCCGGTGTATGAGAATCAGTTTCAGGTAGGTGCAGAATCGTCAAGTTTATCTGATATTGCTGACATGGAATCTTTTTCAGTTTCATTTGACAATGGTGTTGAAGAATGGACTCCAATGAATACAGAAGGCTGGATAAGAAGATTAATGACGGCTAAAGGAATGACTATTTCAGTTTCCGGTAAAAGAAATGTTGGAGATGCAGGTAATGATTATGTAGCCAGTAAATCATTTAAAAACGGAAGAGATGCAGAAGGAACTTTTCAGTGGACATTCCCTGATGGTACAAAAGTGCTTATTGAGGGGGCTGTATTTAATATTACAGCATTGGGAGCAGCAGATAGTACAAATGTTGCACCGTTGGAATTTGATGTAATGTCAAACGGAAAGCCAACAATTACACCGGCAATTTAATTTGTTGGAATAATAAAGAGCAGGTTAGCAATAGTGTTAGCTTGCTCTATTTTTTTAGGAGGAATTAATATGTCAAAAGTAGTAGATATAACAGATAAATTAGATTTTGAAGAAAACCCAAAGATTAAGATTAAGGATGCAGAACTTGAAGCTGATGCATCAGCAGAAAATATGTTAAAGGTGTTAGGTCTTGTATCTGATAATCCAACAGCAGAGGATGTAATTAAAATGTGTGAAATTATATTCACTAAGGAATCTCATAAAAAGTTAATGAATATGAAGCTGAGCTTTAAAGATTTTCAGACAGTTGTAATGACAACTATTTCTGTGATTATGGGTAATGAGGAAGAAGAATCGGGGGAGTAGATCCGTTCTATGATTTGATTGATGATTTTGACTTAATAGTGGCTTCTTTTACTACACAGTATGGATTAAGAATTGCCGACATAAAAGAAATGAAATGGAGTGAATTTCGAAGCCTGCTTGTGGGAATAGGTCCTGATACAATTCTTGGAAGAATAGTTGCAATTAGGGCAGAGGATGATAAGGACATGCTTAAAAATTTTACTGCTGAACAGAGAAAAATTCGAAGTGACTGGAGAAATAGAAATGTTAAGCAAATGGATAAGAGAGAGGCAGAAAAAGCCACAATAGAATTTGAAAAGGTATTTCTTGAAATGGCAGGACTTAATTCAGAAGCTATTGATTTTAAATAAATTAGGAGAGGAGGGAAAAGTATATGGCTCAAAGCGTGGGAACAGTTGCTCTTGACTTGAAATTGAACTCGCAAGGTGTCAATTCACAATTGAATGGACTTATGGGAGTTGCGAAAAAAGTTGGTGCAGCAATAGCTGGAGCATTTGCAATTAAAAAGACTATTGATTTTGGAAAAGAGTGTATAGAACTTGGTTCTGATTTAAATGAAGTTCAAAATGTAGTTGATGTAGCCTTTCCTAAGATGAGTGGAACAATTGATAAATTCGCAAAGAACGCAGCTACGCAGTTTGGTTTATCAGAAACAATGGCTAAAAGATATGCGGGTACATTTGGCTCTATGTCAAAATCATTTGGCTTTTCTGAAAAAGAAGCAGCAGATATGAGTACAACCTTAACAGGATTATCAGGTGACGTTGCATCTTTTTATAATATTAGTCAGGATGAAGCCTATACAAAGCTTAAGTCAGTATTCACTGGTGAGACTGAATCCCTAAAAGATTTAGGTGTTGTAATGACACAAACAGCATTAGATCAGTATGCGTTACAAAATGGATTTGGTAAGACAACTGATAAAATGTCAGAGCAGGAGAAAGTTGCATTAAGATATTCGTTTGTACAGAGTAAGTTAGCTGATGCCTCAGGAGACTTTGCAAGAACATCAGATAGTTGGGCAAACCAAACAAGAATACTTTCATTACAGATGGATAGCTTAAAAGCTAGTATAGGACAAGGATTAATAAATGTATTTACACCGGTCTTAAAATTAATCAATACATTACTAGGAAAATTAAGTGCTTTAGCTAGTGCGTTTAAATCTTTTACAGATATGATAACAGGCAATAAGTCAAGTGAAGAATCATCAGTTAAAACTACAAGTGATGAATTAGCAAAAGCTTCAGATAATTCTGATAGTGCAACATCAGGAGTAAATAATCTTACTAAAGCGACAAAGAAGGCTGCTAAAGCTGCAAAAAGTCTTGCAAGTTTTGACCAGTTAAATGTAAAGCAACAAGACAGTTCATCAGATAGTGATGATTCAGGTTCAGGTGGTGCCGGTGCAATTGCAGGAATGTCTGACGCAACAAAAGGTATAGATGCAAGTAGTGGTGCTTTAGGAAAGATGGATAAGTTATTATCCACTGTATTAAATAAAATCAAAAAACTTGCAAAGTTATTTGGAGCAGGATTTAGTCTTGGTTTTAAAAGTGATGGCTTTGATAAGATTTTAGGTTATCTAAAGAACATAGGAAGTAATTTAAAAGAGATCTTTACTGACCCGGAAGTAGTAAACGCTGCAAGTAATTGGGTAGATACCATTATATATAATTTCGGTAGAATATTAGGCTCAATTGCATCCATTGGAGTTAGCATTGCAACAATGTTGATTGGTGGAGTTAATAAGTTCCTTGACCAAAACAAAGATTTTATAAAAACTAAATTAGTAGAGATATTTAATATTTCATCCGAGAGAGCAACTATATGGGGCAATTTCTTTGAAGCTATAGCAGATATATTTACAGTGTTTGAAGGTGATGATGCACAGCAGATTGTAGCTGATATATTAGCAATATTCACAACTGCTGGATTAGAATTGTACGTTCTGTGTGAAAAAATCGGAAGAGATGTTTTATCAGCAATTACTACACCAATTATTGAAAATAAAGATGGAATAAAAAATGCAATAAGCGATACTCTTGCACCGATTAAGGAAGTTGTTGGTGGAATAAAAGAGTTTATTCAGGGAGTTTTTCAAATTATACAGAGCAATTATGACGAATATGTTAAACCTGCATTTGACAATATAGGTTCCGGATTATCAACAATTTTGTCATATGTTATTGATGGTTACGAATCGTATATTGCACCTGTTTTTGATAGAGTTGCAGATGGAATATCAGATCTTTTAAATACTTACATAAAGCCGTTAGTAGGAAGTGTAGTAGGATTTATTGGCAGAATTATTGATGCAACAGGAAAGTTGTTTAACTTTTTATCACCTATCATTGGATGGATTATACAGAATATGATGGCAAAACTTGGTCCAACAATTGAGTTTATATGGATAAAAGTGAAAACTGTTATTAGTTTTATAAGTGTAGCTATTACAACACTTATGAATGTAATTAACGGAATAATTGATTTCATTGTTGGAATATTTACAGGTGATTGGCAAAAGGCTTGGGATGGAATAAAGGAAATATTTGGCAGTGTTTTTGATGGAATAAAGAATGTTATTAAAATTGCAATGGATTTTGTCAAAAGTATAATAATTGCAATTTGTAGCAAAATTTCATCCGTCATAAAAAATGTAGCATCAGGTATTTTTACAATTCTAAAAAAAGCATGGGAATTAATCAAGAATGTATTTGCGGGAGCATCAGGAGTAAGAGAATTCTTTAAAAAATCATTCTTTTCAGCACTTGAATCCATTAAGGAAATTTGGAAGAATCCGGGAGCATTTTTTGTTAAAGTGTGGAATGGAATCAAGGGAGCTTTTTCACACGTAGGAAATTGGTTTAAAAATACATTTAGTGGTGCATGGAAAGCAGTGAAAGATGTATTTTGCAAGGGTGGAAAAGTATTTACAGGAATAAAAGAAGGAATAGCATCTGTGTTTAAGACTGTAGTAAATGCTCTTATTAGCGGAATTAATTTTATTATAAGTAAACCGTTTAATGCCATTAATAAAATGCTTAACATGATAAGAGATGTAAAGATTATGAAATGGCATCCTTTTAAGAAATTGTGGAATGAAAACCCATTGGCAGTGCCACAAATTCCTAAGCTGGCTAATGGTGCAGTATTAAAACCAAATGCTCCATTTCTTGCAATGGTGGGTGATCAGAAACATGGAACTAACATTGAAGCACCGCTTGAAACTATTAAGCAGGGCTTAAGAGAAGTGCAGCAGGAAAACGGAATAGGAAATCAGGAACTGTTAAGTGCTCTTTCAGGTGTAACTATTCAAATAGTAGTACAGCAAAATTCAAAGGGTGTATTCAATATGGTTAAACAGGAAGTTATTCAGGAAAAGAGAAAAACCGGTAGACCGGTTTGGAATAATTAATTAGTGGAGGTATAGGATTATGGCAGAATATAAAGGATATTTACTTAAGTTTGGAATCGCAGTTTTTCCAATGAAATATATTAAAAGTGAATCTTATGTCTCCACTGATAATCAGAGGACGGAATTAAAAGCATACAGAAACGCTGATAATTATCTTGTTAGACAAACTTCTCCAAATTACAAAACAAAAATAGAATTTGAAACACCACCTCTTTTACTAAGTGAATATAAAGAAATATCCAGTATTATTGCAATAGGAACTGTTAATTCAAGAGAGAGAAAGGTTCGAGTTACATATTGGAGTACAGAAAGTTTGAGATACCAAAAGGCATATATGTATATTACAGATACTGATTACACTATAAAAAACAGCTTTGGTAAGGAACTTTTGTATAATCCAATTAAAATTACATTAATTGAGTATTAAGGAGGAAGATATGTTAAATGTAAATGATGATACTATTAGAGCTTATACGGAACATAATGTAAATAAAAAGCTGACAATATCTTTCCCTAATGATTCTAATATCAAAGACATAACAAACGATAATATAAAAGAAGATAGCATGAATTTGTTAAGATCTATATGCTCTGATTCAAAAATGATGGTTCAGGGATGCATTGCTACAGAATTTAAAGTTACTACATTTGATATAAATGACGATATTACGAATAAGAATATAGTAGTATCTTTAAGTGTAAAAGATGATAACTATAAGGGTGAGTGGCAGGAAGGAGTGAATTATGTTGAGGGTGATATAGTCAAATTTGACGGAGAGTATTATAAATATAACGAAACACCTATATCAACATCAAGATCAAGTTTATTGAAAAGAACAGAAGTTAATTTCAATGAATGGAAATATAAAGAATCAGCTTCAAAGTACGCACTTCCTGGTAGGTCCCCTGAAAGGTTAGTGGGAGTTTACATAGAAAGAACAAAAGTTGTTCCTGAAGGCTTATCAATGTTTGTTAGAACATGGTATAAAAATGGATCATACTATGGACACATTAATAATTTGACATCAAATTATGACAATAAAGACATAATTTTTGCGAAAAGCGATTCATATGGAAATTCACTAGAGGGATGGTTTTCAGAAGTAAAATGTGATGATAGGGATGTTTTGGTAGATTTCTTAGACAGTTTAAGAGTTTACGAACTAACAACTCTTATGGAGTACGAACTTTACCCAACTAAGTTAGATTACTGTGAAAAATTATATGGTTACATAGATACATCTAATACTCAGGATATTGTTATTTTTAGAGGGAAAATCAAAAGCTTCATAAAACAAACATCTGATCCACGCTATAAGGATTTGACAGCCTACGATAAATTGTATGATTTTCAAAGTACATCTATAAAAAGTTTAATAAATACTGTGGACAGCAATGGAAAAGGTTATATTGAATTGTATGACTATCAGGGAAAATACACTCAAAATATAGAATATAAGACAAATCAGGTAGTTTATGAAGACACAACTGTAAATGGCAAAACAGTTAGATATTACTATCGTTTTAAACGTACTTATGATTTCCCAAGTTTCAAAAGAATGACTCTAGCTAATGTATATACTGCAAGTATTAATGGAACATTACTTGGAACACAATATATACAAAGATTATCGAACTATTATCCTAACAGACCTACTTTTAAAACATTGAGAGATGGAGTGTGTAAATATTTAGGAATTACTCAGCAAAGTACCACGTTATTTAATGATGATTCACAGCTTACTATTGGAAAACTAGAAAAAGAATATTCAGGACAGCAAATGCTACAGTGGATTTGTAATGGCAATTTAGTAGATGGATATTTAGACCCTGTTGATGAAAAAATTAAATATATAGAAATATTAAAAAAATCGGCAGTAGAAGATTCA